AATTGAGCTCACTTTTCCTTCTATTGAAATCTTTCCTTTTCTGCCCATGAAAAATACTCCCTTCATAGAAACAGTTATATTATTTTAACTGTCTACTATAAAAGGAGCATATCAAAGACTTAGTGCAGGCATAAATGATAGAAATTCCCATGTTAAGATTGATTCTAAAAGAATGAAGACATCACTAGTCGTTCTAGCGATGCCTTTATTTTTAGTTGCTTAATTATATTTTTGTTGAAGAATTCCCTCTGTAAAACAATCCGCCATCATTAAGGCTTCCTGTTCAATTTGATCAAAAATTTCAACGCTGTCGCAATAACGATTGGTAAGGATCGCAGCAGCCTCATCTTTAGTTAATCCTAAATGTTCATACCACATTGCCTTCATTTTCTTTACAGACCAATAAGGATTGATATGGTTGAGAAAACAAACAATGTCATCTGCATTTTCATACCATTTGCATTCTTGGCGACTTGCTTCCTCGATATTGCCTATTTTTGCTGCATTGACTAAATTAGCTGCAATAATCAGATGATCGCGGATTAGACCACCAAATTCATTTGCATTTTTTCTCCCATAATAGCGGCAAAAAACTTCCGCAAAATCAGGTGCATTGCGCAGTAGACGACTTGATGAGCAATCTAAATCGGGTAAATTGAACGCTATCCCCATGATTACGATTCTAGTCCAGTAAACATGCTGTTCCCAAAGAAGTCTAAACTCATTATTTAATTCAATATTGCACATTCTATCATCCATAAAATTAACTTCCTTCATTTTTTTATACTGTATCATATGCAATTGTTCGCTGCTTGTTCTGCTTAAGATTAAAATTAATTTGGAAATTATTACTTGTACCGTATGATAGTGAAATATAAAAACAAAAAGCTCAAGTATGATACTTTTGTACCAATGCCTGAAGTTTTTTGAATTAATATTTTTCACGTATTTTTATATGCGTAAAATACAATTATAAATAAAAAGAAAAAACCGCTTAAACCCTTATAAACTAAGGACTGGAGCGGTTTTGTTTTTATTCTTCATCGTTTGGAAGTAGCACTTTGTGAGATAAATAACGCCATTGATTTATCAATGGCTATAGGGTATTTTGTTGCAAACATGTTGCAAACGGATAGAAATTTATCGTTATTTAGATGCGTTTTGTATTTCATGTACGCTTCTATTTTGTATTATTATATCATATAAATATAATTTTTTAAGCATATAATTATAAATACATAAAATGTAAGTTTATCAAAATTTAATTTAAAATTGACCTCGCAAAATCAATTTTAAGGGGTGTTTGTTTTTGTCCGCTTATGTTTACTTATGTAAAGCAATAACACTCGTTAGAATTGATTTTAGCTATTGTCATTTGAAATGCTTATTTTTATGCGTAAAAATAATATAAACCACAAAAAAGCCTGCACCGAATTGATATGCTCCCTTCATAGAAACAGTTATATTATTTTAACTGTCTACTATAAAGGGAGCATATCAAAAAAACTCAGTGCAGGCTTCATTCATTTACGCTTTAACCACGTTTTCAATTTTCACATAAATCTTTTCAATAATTCTCACCAAAACAATATAGAACAAATCACGTGCTTTAACTCCCCAATTTGTTGTTGTCTCAATTTCTTTCTGCAGACGTGCGATCAATGCTTCTTTTCGATTCGTCAACGTAGGAATCAATTCATTCATAACCCCTGAGATAATTTCACTTTCCACCTCAGCAGCAACCTCCGCTACAGATTCTTTTGCAGCTGTAGTAAATACCTCTTTAACATTATCAAAATTAATTTTTGCCATTCTAATCATTTCCTTTCCTAATTAATATATCAATTTTATTTTTCATCGAAAAAATCTCATACAGTTCTATTTTGTTCATGTGGCACCTCACGCGTAAAAGTCTGATACGCCTCTTGCGATTGCATGAGCGAACTCAGCTTTCTTTTCTGCAAGCAACTTTTCATCTTCTGCATTTGAAATGAAAGCTGTTTCAACAAGTACAGCAGGGCAGTCTGTATGTTTCAAAACGTAGTAGCTTGCGTATTTAACTCCGCGATCTACAGTGCCCAACGCCCCAATAATTTGATTTTGAATAAAAGAAGCAAGTTTTTCTCCATCACTACCTGCACTATATGCAAATGTTTCAGTCCCACGTGCAGACGTATTTCCTGCAGCATTGCAATGAATTGATACAAACGCATCGGCGCCAAACTCATTGCTGGTATCTGTAATATCGTACAATTCGTTTTCTTGTACGAAAAGTACCTCATAGCCTACTGCACGTAAATCAGCACATACGATTTCAGCAATTTCTTTTGTAACGTTTGCTTCTTGCAGATATGTACCTACTGCACCGGAATCAATACCAGGACAATGCCCTGCGTTAATACAAATTTTCATTTTAATTCCCCTTTTCATTTTTGTTTAGTTTTGAGCCACCTAAGTATCCAATCAATCCACTTGCAATCGACATTGCCAATTGCTCTGTACCAAAGAAAAAAGTCATTAGCAACGCTATTCCTAGCGCACCAATGACCATTTCATCCTTGATGTTATCTTTATTCACTTTCGCATCACCTCCTCCAAATCGCTGATTCGGTGATTCGCAACTTTCATTTGCTCCTCTACAATCCCCAGTCGCTTATCGTGTTCGTGTTGATTATCTTGCATTTTATCAACGACTTTTTTAAATTCGCTAATTGTTGTTTGTAATAGCTTGATGGCAGTAGCAAGCGGATTGATTATCCCCTGCTTAATCGCCCACCCGATAATCCCTCCCACAAACCCTGCCACCGCTGTAATTTGCACAAGTAATTCCACATCATCACCTCATTTCGGCATAAAAAATAGAGCCTATTCAGCTCTTTCTTCTTGCGTTTCTTCTGTTGCATCTTGTTTGTAATCGATACATTTTTCATTTTTACATTTGTCGTCTACAAGTTTGTGTGCGCAAAAGTCACACCGTTTCGGTACTGTCAACGCCATTTTCAATCTCCCCTTTCTGTTCTTGATATGCTGTTTGTAGCTCTGAAAAATCATTTCGTATATCTGCTATGAGTGCTGTATCATTGCGAAGTTGTGCGACTGCAAGCGATTTTTGCAATTCGGCTACTGCCGATTGATATTCTCTTTCAAGCTTTTCTAGTTGCCGTTGCTTCAACTCTTCTGATGTAGGAACGTATGGCGGTTTCTTCTTGGGTTTGCCATTTTTCCCCCGCATGTATTCATTGGTTTGGTATAGTTTTTGTTCCTCAGCAGATATTTCGATATATCCTTCAGGAATTGGCGGTTCAAATTTTTCTTCCGTATAGCCTACAATCTTTTCGATCTGTTCGAATTTTCCTGTGCCAATTTGTTTCTCTTCTTGCCCTATGATGTTTCCTTCATCATCAAGAACATCTTCTATCACTGTCTCGAATATTTCTTTCCCATTCACGTATTCTACGATTGGTTGAGGGGGTACAATTTCAAAATGTACTCCCTCAACGATTGTTGTGATTCGGTTTCCTTCTTCATCGAATTTTGCAAAATATTTCATTTATCTATACCCCCATTACTTTCCACCATATTTTACTGCTCGAAATGTTGTGTTCAAATCCGTTTCGAATCACTATCGCATTTAGTGAGGCAGGACTAGCACCAACCCAATCTTGTTTGTCCCCCCTGCTATCTACGGTGGTGTTATTTGGCGAGACTTGGATGTTGTAGATAGTTGAAGTCAACAAGATCGGCAAGGTTATTGTTGCCGTGGAACCTGCGCCAACAGTTGCATATCCCCACTGCTCAATTAACCCATTTGCATATTTTACCCAGCCGGTTTCGGCTAGGCTGGATGCAACAATTCCGCCATTTGCTTTTGATACAGTTTGTACAAAAGCAGTAGTTGCTACTTTTGTGCTGTTGTCAGTTGATTCAGGGGTTGGAGATGTAACGATTCCTGAAGTTGGCATTAATGCCAAATGACTGGTTGATGGGTTGTAGTTCCATATAGTCCTTGAGTTAGTCCAATCGTAAGCTACTAGGGCAACAGGGTTCCAAGATAACCCCCAATCTTTTCCTGTAGCCCCATGAATTACTTTCGGAGTTGAACTATTGTCCATTACTGAGTCGGCATCGGTTCTTACAACCTGATTGGTTGTAGCTACGTTTACACCATTTATAGATACCCCTTTGGGCAAAGTACACACTGTTTTTGGCGTGAGTGTATCATTTTGAATTGTCACAGAATCTGTTGTATCTATATCACTAGAGAAAATAGGGTGAGTTCCTCCCCAGTAATATGTTATTCCACCCCCCTTTAACCATACATGCATAATAGTGCTTCTTGCAGCAGGCTTTGCATCTGCAACAAAATCTACAACACTGTAGTATCTGGTGTAAATATTTGGGTAAGTTGACCCCCAACTACTACCGCATCCTCCCATTTCAAAGTCCAAAAATCCTGTATCCTGCGCATCCATATGTTTGGGTCTACGAATATTCACTTGAAAAGGTTTTCCATCGTTTCCATTCGAGCACCGAAATGCGACGGGATAGAACTTGTTTGCGTCGCCACCTACTTTTATATTACCGCTGTAGTAATCTTGTTTTTTTGATAACAATTCATCAGTTTTTGCTTTTTGATAGTAATTGGTCATATCAAAAGCATTTGCCATTTTCTCTGCTCTATCTGCTTCACTCTCTGCACGATTCGCCTGTAATTTAGCTTTTTCTACTGTATCTTGTGCGACCTCCATTTTTTTCGTAATATCATTTGCAGTTAATATTGCTATTTCCGCTTTTTCTGTAGCAGTTTGTGCTGAAAATTGTGCAGCTATTACTTCATCATTTAATTGTTTTTCTACATTTTCCACAGCTTTGTTAGCAGCATTTTCTGCAGCTGATTGTGCAATTTCTACTTTTTCATTTAGTTGCTCTTCTACTTTTTTCACCGTTTCTTCTGCAACCCTTTTTGCATCTTTTGCCGCTTGTACAGCTATATCTCTTGATTGTTTAATGACATCTAATAATTCTTCTGGCGAAGTAGAACTACTTATTTCTACCTTTACTGCCCTTGATAATTCTTCTTGCAGGTCTTGTATAATCATCGTAAGTTTATCGAAACCTTTTTCGATTATGTTAAATGGCCAATTCGTACCAAGGTCAGTTTCTTGCGTAACAGGGACGCTACGATAAATAATAATCTTCCATCCTGTCGGCAATATTGGCGGTTGTTCCGCTTGTGATGGCTCTTGTCCTGGAACGTAACCAGGATAAAGCACTTTTTTATTAGTTATATCAACGTAGTAATCACTACTGATATTCAGAATTTCTCCATCTAGATTAACTAAAGAAACCTTGATATCGCTTGCTTGTGTAATTGAAAAACTAAAAGGCCACTCTTTGGTGGCCCCATTCCCAAGATAAATAATTTTGTTTGAATCATTAATTATCAAAATACATCACACTACCTTTCTCTTTTTGGTCTGCGCTTGAATATGTCTTTATATTCCGGGTCCATATCATTAAACAATATATCACAACCATTAAAGAATAATTTATTTAACTGGTATGGTGTTCCGTATCTAAATGCTATTAAATTAGCTGCTGGTTCTATTACATCCGTTAATTCCTTATCTCCACCGATTGCCTTGCCGGCTGTTTTAGCAGTAGATATTGTATTTTCCATCATTGATTGTGCTGGAGTTAGTCTATATCCGTAATCTTTAAAACCAAATGCCCCCTTTACAATTCCGGCAACAAATTGTCCAGCAGGACCAAATAAAGACGTTGGATATGTAAGAATATCAGCAAGTAAATCTTTCTCATCATCTTCATCGAACGGATCTCCACCCATAAGAAAGAAATTTCCTAAACAAACAAAAAGCCATTTAGAAGCAACAAAAGATGTCAACCTAATGACATCTTTTTCTTTTAAAAATATTCGATATTCCCTAGACCATTGTTGATATTGAGTGTTAAAGAAACCTTGAAACATAGTTAAACTTCTTGCTAAATCTCCACCACGCATTAAAGGAGCAACATCAGTAGCCCTTCCACTACCAAGAGTTTTTCTAATTAGGTTGTCTGCAAAAACAATAGCTTCACGCTCAGAATACCCCATGTTTAAACGCTTTTCAAATGCTTCGTTCCACATTGGAATAGCTGTCAAATTATCAGTAAACACCAATAAATTCGTTCCCCATTCCGTCAGTTTCTTTTCATACTCTTTGCGATCGTAATTTTGCAAATCTGTTAGTGTGAAATCTGGATTAGATGCACGTTCCTTCATAAATGCAGATTTACTGTAAACGAATGCTCTTGCATACTTATACCTTGACGGATTAACTGCATCTAATAAACCTCTCCCTAAACCTCTAAAGCAATCGGCATAGCCAAATCCATCAATTGCTTTTGCATATAAAGGAGTATTCATTATGTTTTGTACCGCTGTTCCTATATTTAAAACAATAGAATAATTCACAGTTCTTCTTCTCAACCAACTTGCTGCATCACCTAATAACTTATCAGCCGCGCTTACTTCCGGTTTGGAAAATGGATCAGCAACGGTAAATAAATAATCTCTAAACGCTGAGTATCTAGCACGACCAATCTTGCGTTTTAAAAGTTTTACAAAATCTTCGTTATTCATTATTCTTCTAAAATCATTTACAGTTTCCCTAAAACAGATATCGTGAATTGTATCTTGTATATTTTGAAATCTATTATTTCTTGATATATTCACAGGATATTTTACATTCGTTCTTTTCTTTGTATATCCTGTTTCTGTATGCATGGTTTTCATTCTTGAGTTTTGCTTAGATAATGGTTCATCATCTCTTATTGTGCTGGAATTAGGTCTTGAGCCACCCCTTGTATCTCTATTTAATGGTGTGTATCCTCCTTTTATTTCTTTGATTCTTCCATCTTTCAATCTCACAGCAAAACTTTTTAATGGCAGTCCTTTTTCGATAAAACCCTTCGTATTTTTTTGAACTTCTTGCGATAACGGCCAAAGCCACGCCATGTTATCCCACAAATCCTGCACAAAATCCCAGTCTTTTTCTGTAAGATTTTTTTCTAAAAATTCCATAACGTTTTTTTCTGATTGTATAGCATCTCCTTCTACCCACAATTTCTGTTTATTATTAAATTCATCATCTCCTACAGGTTTGGATCCAAATAATCTTTGCCTATTACTATCGGTTCCAGTATGTAAGGCAATTTCTATAAGAGTAAATCTATCTACACTTACTCCTAAATCTTCATAAAATACTTTCTTATTTGCTTGGTTTAATTCTTTTTTTGTAGGCATCCATTTATGTAATGCTTCATTTTCTTTTTCGGCATATTGTAAATTTAATTGCGCTTCCCTATCTCCAGATAATTGCGTTCTTAAACCAAAGTTTTTTGTGAAGAAACCTTCAGTATCCCCATCTAATTTTGCTAAAAGTGTATCGCGATTTTCAATAAGTGCTATGTATCTTTCACGTGTTGATTCGGGTTTATCATCTTGACCCAATCCTGGTTGATATTTATCTTCAAGTTTTTCTAGTTGGGACATACCTTCTTCTATTACTTTTTTATATTCTTGTTGGAAAACTTCGCTTTCTTTTTTGGCAATATGTTTAATATTTTTTAACGCATTTACAATATCTTCGCATTGATCTAGCGTTAAATCATTTACGCTTTGAGGATAAGCGTAAATGAGCCAATCTTCTATAGCTACATTATCATCTAACTCATTCATTCTACTAACCCATTGCCCTAAAGATTCCTGTCCTGGTTGTGGTTCAAAATCCTTTCTAGAAAAACCGAACTTCTCTAAAAGTGCTGCCGCTTGATTAAAATGTTCTTCTTTTTTCCATGTATCTTTTTTTGACTTTTTCTGTTTATTAAGATATTTAGTAATACCTTCGTATTTGCGTTTAGTTGCTAATGATTCCATCACCATAGCATGATTAAATAGTTGTACTGATTTCCAACGCCGAGCCATTTCATAATCTTTTTTCATTAGCGCTTTAGCTGCATTAACTGCCGCATTACGTTCAGCACTTATAAAAGACTTTGGATTTATTGCTTTTTTTATTGGCATAGTACTTATTTCTTTTTGCGCCAAATACTTGCATTCATCTTTTAAAACTATTGCTAAACGTAAATACGCTTCACGATCTATTTTTACTTGTTCGCGCTTTTGCCGCTTGAGCTCGCGCTCTTCATCCTTTCTTTGCTTTTCTTCTTTTTTTACTTCTTCGCGTGCTTCGGTAGTTTCTTTAAATACACTATCTTTTTGAGTTATCTTTTCTAATTCACTTTTTAAAATAATTTGCTCAAGTGCAATATAATAAGCACTCTCATCATTGTACATAGCATTACGAGCTTCTTCTTCGATTTTTTCTTTACTCTTATATATGTCATCAAATTTTTTATTCATATATTCATCTACGCGATTTTGAATTTCTTCGGATTTTGTTGGACTGTTTAATATTTTTTGTGCAAGTTCTGATCCAGAACTAAATCCTAGACTTTCAGCTAACATATCAAATTTAAATTCAGTTTCTTCATTATAATTAGAGTTTTCTTTTGTTTCCCACTCAATATAGTTTTCAGCTAATTTTTTTGCGCTTTTAAAACTATCTTTAAAATCAACCTCAACTATATCAATTGCTCGGTAAAGTGAATCATTTGATACTATTTTTGTAATTTCCCCAGTAGCTTTAATACGCTCTTGTTCCATCTGATTCTTGTTGTCTGCAGAAATAAAATTCATTATCTTTTTTCGCAAAATATCTACCGCTTTATCATGTGCTGCGAGTAATTTGTTATCCAATTCATTTTTAAACTTATCATCAAGATTTTTAATAACTTTGTCATCTAATCTTTTATGATATTGTTCTACAATCTCCATTTCACGAATCGCTTCTTCGGATGCCAGCATTCTATCAAATACCTGCCTAACATCCTCTGGAATATCAACTTTTGCTTGGCGTAAGGTTTCGTAAACTCTTGTAATCCAACGTTTAAATTTACTAAAAACACTACGCAATCCCATCGAAGGAGCTTTTCCTTCCATAAGGTATGTTTCTGCCCATTTAGCCATTTTCTCATGAAATTCTGTTTGCTGTTCTTTGGTTGCTGTATTCCAATCTTCTATTCCGGAATGTTTTAAAATAGTATCGCGATCTTTTTTCATCCATGCAGGAGCATTTTCTTTAGCGCCTTCAATAAGCAATTCTTCCGTAAAAAAATGACCTACTAATTCATGCACGATAGTAGAAGCATCTGCTTTTTCAAATAATGTAATTATTGCGCGTCCTTCATCATTCCATTGAATTGCCCCGCGTGGATTATTTTCATTTTGATAATATTTTGTATCATCAACTAACTTAAAAATATCCTTGCTATGATTTTCAATGAGTTGAATTTGTTCCTCGGTAAGTCCTGTATTAGCTTTATTTACTTCGTATTTGATTTCAGTAAACATCCGCTTAATAGCCGCAATAAAACGTTCAAAAACGTTGCCATCTATTTGTTGCAATGTTTTTAGAGCTTCTGGTTTGATTGCAATATTACCTATTTCATCAGCGATTATTTCTTCAATAATTTCTGTATCGCTTAAAATATCGTTCACAAGTAATTTCCGATAATCGCTGATCTGTTTTTCTGTAACAGTATCTTTTAAAGCCTCATATACTTCATTATAAAGGCCCGGATTAGATTGCTTTAGTGCATGAGTTGATTCATGCCAAAACGCCCATTCTATACCTCTATCACCATTACGATTTATGTAGCTTACGCCATTACGATTAGCACCGTTAAACTCTGCTGGACCATCAAAAAATCTGATTTCATTGCCAAGCATTTTACCAAGAGTAGCAATAGATTTTTCATTTTCGGTTAACTCATTGATCATCTTGAATCCTGCGCTGACGAGAGATTTTTCAAATTGGGTATTTGTTACTTCGGATTGGAAATAATAATTACCATCAGTATCCTTGACACCACTTAACATGTCACGTATACTGATATTAGATAAAGAACCGTTATCGGCTCCCCACAGGGATAGGTCATTTGACATCCCCTGCTGAGCGATACGGTTCTTTTCTATTATTACATCATACAAATTAACGTCTCTTGGGTTAATTTGTAATGATCCATTTTGTTCTTCTGCAACGATTCGTACAGTATAATTTTTATTGTTATTTTTTACAGGAACATAAAATCGATGATAGGCAGATACGCTGGGTTTTTTATCTTTTTTCTTATTAGGAATACTTTCTATAAGCACAGAATTTTGAATTAATTCTTTAATAGATAACAAACTATTATTACGTGCTGCTTTTTCATGTTTTGCCATATTTTTATTGCTTGAATAAACAATATGACGAACATCCTTTGGCAATATACTCATAATCGCCTTATTGTCAGCTGTACTTAATTGTGTTTTTTCAGCAACTAAATTTTTAATGTGGCTAACTAAGTCTTTGTTCGTTACAACCGTTTCCGGTAATGCATTCGTAATATCAACAGGTTGTACCTTTTCATCTGGATTTACATCTGCGTTAAGCGGTTGCTTCATGCCGCCTTGATTTAAATACAGTTGCCGTTGAAAGATTGGCGCATTATCACGCAAGTATTGTGCGGGATTATCACTCATTCGATATGCGTTAGAAACTAATAAAGCAAGTGTATTTTTGCTCTGTTCAGAACCTACACCTGCTTCTCGTAAATTATCATATATTTTTTTCTTTTCAATATTCATTTCATTTTGCTCTTGAAGATATTCTTCTTGAGCTTTTTTAATATCCTTCACATTGCGCGAGCTTGCTTGATTTACAGTGAGTCCCTCTTCTTCTGTTTTTATATCGTTTTTAAGTTTTGCTTCAATTTCTGGGCGTTCCATCATTGCAACTTTATATTTGCTTGCTGGTACTTCAATATCTTGCCCAGTCGTGGCCGCCTTTTGAATTTGTTCATCCGTAAGTCCAAGCTGTTCCGCAAGCTCTGTATCGGTCGATTGGAACATTGCCAACGCCTGTCCATCAATATAAACTTTGTCATTTGGATTTATTGATTCGGCGTGCGCTTGTAAAATCACAGGATCAATACCAGACTTACGCATATCCTCAATTTGACTAGAAACTTGCTCGGCATTAGCTTGCGCAACTTGCTTTTGCATAGACACTTTTACAGCGCCGCCCAAAAAGCCAAATGGAGCAGCAACCAAGCCTTGGTATGCTCCTTCTTTTGTCGTTTGCCAGAAATCATTGTAAAATTGCTGACTTCGTTCATCTGCTGAAAAATTAGGATTTTTCGCCCAAATCTCAACTATTGATTCTGGGTATTGTTGTATCCATTCTGTCATAGCCTCTGTAAGCGTAGTTTTACTAATTTCAGCTAACTTCTGTTTTACTCCTGCGGTTTTTACAACTTTAAATAAACGATCTAAACCTATTTTTTCAAGCGGCGTTTGTACTGCAGCGTCTAATACTGCCGCAATTCCAGCTCGTTCAGTATCAACACCTTCATCGCGTAGTTTCAAATATTCACTGCCTGCAATTTGCGAACCCATAAATGCCATCGATGTACCACTACTAACAAACGCCAATGCAATTTGAGCGGCGATTTGTGGAGCTGTTTCAGCTACATCTAACCAGAAACCTTGTTCTCTTTCCTCTCCTTTAAGATATTCTGATTTTATTGCATTATCCATAGCTTCTGAAACAGCGTGAAAAAGATTGGTTCCACCTTCTTGATGCCACATTTTTTCTTCCGGAGACATCAATGATTGGTTTTCTTCGCTGCCTTTGCCAAGAAAATCGGATGCCATTTTTACGGTTCCAAGGACCCCTCTGCCAATTCCTTTTATCCCATTTAAAAGTGCTGTGCCGTACTGGCTTTTCTGTTCCAAATTTGCAAGATTCATCACATTGCGTTTGCTTCTAACCGCAGCCATATAGACAGGATCTTGCAAAAATTCATAGGTTTTTAATGCATCATTTTTTAAGGATTCATATTCGGTAGGACTAATAATACTTTCAATTACTGAATGAGGGTATTTAGTTGCTTCTTTTAAATCCATTCCTGTATATGCAGCAACATTCATTACCTTTAACGCTTGTTCTTGTGGTAATTTAGATGCCATCGCTATAAGGTTATTTTGTTTTGCTGTCATTTCTAAGGCTTGATTTTTTAAACTTAATCGTTCTTCTAATGATAACGGCAACTCAATCCCTCCTTTAATTTATATCATCGTAGGCTTTTTCATAATACAATTTTAAAGTTGCCCAATTGACAGGAATATGATCTTCTAAAATCATATTAATAGCATGATCGTAAACTGGATCATTAGACATTTCTTTTCCAACCGCACTTAGTAATTGGTTTACTTCCCATGACGATGGGGTTCTGCCAAGTTCAATTTCTAATCCATCAAAAGTTTTATCTACTAAATTTGTATCAAATGCATTATACAAAGACTGTCTTTCGGTTATATTCCTGTAACTGTAATTAATTACACTACCTTTATTTTTTTGTTCTTCATTAAATAACTCATATGCACGTGTTTCGCGTTCGTAGCCTGTTAGATTTTCAGAATCTAATCTATCATTAATTTGCACAACTAGCTCAGATGTTTTTTTCGCATCGTTTTTACTTTCTGATTTAACTCTAGCAATCCATCTATTATCTGCTCTTTGTGAGTCTTTATCTCCTCGTTTAGCTTCTGTATCCCATGCTTTAGTAACAAAAGTCATATAGTCAGAGGTAGTTAAATATTGAGCAACGTTATGTACATCGTTTACTGTTAGCTCTCCTTTTGCCGATAATTGAATTAGATTTTCTTTTACTCCAGGTTCACTCTGTTGGCGCGGTTTTGGTTTTAATGATTCTTCTAAACTTGTACGTAATTGTTCTTTAGTATATAGAGGTAATGATGAATTGTCTATTAGATCAAATTGTGACGTAGGAGAACCTTTTAATTCGACTAAACCGTTTCTAACTCTGTCCATTTCATCTGAATTTTTAATTGCTACATTTTGTCTTGACTCAGCACCGAAAGCCTTTATGCGTTGAATAACTGCATCTTCTTCTTCAAAATCAACTTTTTTAGGGCGAGTGATTGTCTGTTCCGAAGAATCGTTAAGTTTAGCGAATCCTCCAATTTCTTTAAATGCGTTCATATCTACCTCAGCTACGCCATGACTTCCTGCTTGAACAACCTTACCATTGCCGGTATATATGCCAACATGGGTAATTCCTTTATAGGCGTAATTATCACCATCTTGTGCAGCTAAATTATAATCGTCAGTTTCTTGAAAATTCCCATATGTATTCTTAAAAAACACTAAATCTCCTGGTTGCAAATTGTTCTGATCAGTGAAAAATTTATTATTTTGCACCGCCCAATGCGCTTGCCCATCAGCCATACGAGTACCTAAATTAATACCAGCTGCACTGGTTGCATCTTGAACAAATTTACCGCAATCAGTTGTATCGTATCCAACACCACCACCGCCTAGTTTATACGTTTTGCCCATTTCCGATTGAATAACAGATTGCATATTTTTAAAAACATTACGATCCCCTTTGATTGTTACCGTTTCCGTTTCATTTCGTTTTAAATCCTTATAATCTGCAATAGCCTTTTCACTGTCGAAACTTCCATCTGCTTTTGTATATTTAGCTCTGTTTTTTTCAATATACTCTTGTGCTGTTGTATAAATCCTATCTTTTTTTCGTTCATCTTTTAGTATGCCTTGAAATTTTGCTAAGTTGTTAGGATCCATAGACTTTCCATACTCTTTCAATACAGAATCTAATCCATCCCAATCCTTTGCTTGATATGCTTGATTTGCAAACATAGTTGATATTTCTTCTTTTTGTCCAGCTATGTAAGCCTTGTATGATTCCTCACCGTAGTCATTTAATGCGTACATTCGTCCTAGTCGGTCAAGTTCTAGTAAGCCGTTTTGAATACTTTCTGGATCACTGTATAGCATATCTTTTTTAATTTCTTCCGTACCATTATTAAAAGTTAGTTTTCTGTATTCATCGCGTTGCTTCACCTGATATTCGATAATTGAACTCATATTGCTATTTGCATATTCATTTGCAATATTATGAAAAGTTTGTTCGGCCTTAGCAAATCGCGGAAGATTCTTCATAACATTTTTTCTGATTTGTTCTTCGTATTTTGTAAATTCATCGTTAATTCCCTGCGCATATTTTCCTTTACGTGTCATCAATCCAGAATCTTGATTATATAAGACATCACGTATTTGTTTTTTATATTCAGTTTGAGCTTCAACAACAGCATTTGTAATATCTTCATCAATTTGTTTTTCTCTAACCTGCGCCCACGAATCAAACGCCTTTGTCATATTGTTCATTGCTTGCGCACCGTTTGCTGCTGCCATTGCGCCAGCATTATTATATTGAAGCTGTGCATTGTTTGTTGGCTTTAGACCAACGCCACGCTGATATGTTGGTGTTTTTATTGCCATTTTGTCACCTCATTTAAAACCACTTAGATTTATAAAACTTGCCATACTGTTTATTAAAATCATAATCCAATCCGAATGATGGGTTGGATTTTTCTGTCGGGCTGAATGAAGGGCTACTCCATGTAGGCGTATAGAAAGGTGTTTCTGTGGTGGCTTTAGTTATTTTCTGCAGTCCATAAATACTTGCTGCTCCACCTAAAATTGTACCTAACCCTGCTGTTTTTGCAGCGCTCATTGTATTTGTAGCTGCATCTCTATTACTTGCTGCCGATTGCTTGTAGTTCCATTCTTGCATTTGATTAGACCAAACATCATTTCTTTGATTAGAAAGAAGATTATATTTATCTTTGCTATACGCTTCATAACTGCCACCAAGAATGTCTAGCATACTACCACTACTACCTTCAACACCCATAGAACCAGCGCTTGCAGCTTGCGCGCCTTTAGCAACACGCATTCTATTACGAATTTCTTCTTGTTGCTGTGCATAACTATCAGCTGTGCTTTCGGCTTGACGTGCTGCAATTTTTGCGTTTTGCTCATCAACCGCTGCCTGGTTGTTGTAAGCCTGTGCCTGTGCTTTTGCCGCTGCTTGCTGACTGTAGTAACTGTTCATTGTACCGAAAAGCGTTAACGCCGTACTAATTGGATCAGCACACATATTCATCCCCTCCTATCGTAAATCTCATAAATAAAGCTCCATTTGCACCATACAGTATAGGCTCTGAAAACTTTGCCCCAAGCCGCTTAAGCCACCGCACAGATTTTGTATTCTCAACCGAAACATAATTATAAAGCTTGCCGAAGTTTTCTACCCAAAGCTTTACAACTTGCCCTGCATAATAAATAAATTCTTTTCTGTATTCATCTATACAATCTACACTTAAAAACCATATCGGCGTACCTAAATCATTATCCTTATGCGATGAAATCCCAAACACACAAAGTGGCTTATGATCTACTGACTTTACAAGAAAAGAAATGCCTGCACCATTTAAACTACTCAAAATAACTGCAAGAGCCTCATTGTAACCACATGCCTTTAATTCCTCTTTATCTTGATTTCTTAAGTTATCTGCAATATATAAAACATCATTTTTATGTTTTATCTCGTCATAATTTTCGATAATTAACTCCTTTAATCTAGCCACCTAAAGTCACCTCGAATGCAATAGATTGTAGTTGAAATGGATAAGGGCAATCGTGTTTCAAGCAAATCCTACCTTCGTTATTAAATCCACCGTTTGGCATTTGCACTTCTTTATCACCTGTAAATAATGGAACATTACCACTACCTGAATAATGGTCGAACCTGATATCATCCATTAAATCGAAATTACTTCCAATTGATGCGTTTAGTGAATTATAGAGTCTTAGAACTACTTTAGAAATTTTCTTATTACGTCCTTGAAGTGTACCATCTTTAAGTTGCATTTCTAAATTAGGTGTTTGAATTTTAGCCATATAAGGTAACCCTACAATGATATGTTTTGCGGAAAACTGTAAGGTTAGCTTTCCGTTTGTTACTGTTAAATTCGGATGCCATTGACCATCCGCTAAGATACGAACCTCTTGACCTTCCAAATGTTCCAATCCCGTTACTTCATTCGTTCCAGATTCAGAAGTAACAATAATAGAGCTGTCCATAAACACATAATTGTTAGCAGTTTCTAGCGTTTTATAGCTATCAAGAACCTCAATAAACCGTCCATTTTCCCTATTTACAACAAAGTACACATCATCTTGCATATCTCCATTTATACTGCAAACCCCTTCAAATTTGCCGTTGGTTTCTTGCAAGGACCACGCGTATACATCTTGTTCTCTTAAATATGTAAGAGTAAGAATCTTTCCATCATTACGAACAAACCAAAGTAAGCTATCCGGTTCTTGTGCATACGTAACATCAACAATTGAGTTTTGCTCAACTAGATGTTTTGCAAGAAGTGTTACATCAATGCCGGTATAACTATCAACGTCATAAGAATAACCAAGATCACGAACTGAATTGCCACGCTGTTGAATATAGATAATCCGATTGCCAACGAGTTGTGGTTCGATATCATTTGTTCCCCGGTAATTTTGTGGAGTTGCTTTCGTAGTTGACGGCGATACTACGTCCCCACCAGAAATACTCCATTCTGCTCCTGCTGTATGGGCAATTAAATCAGCAAGGGGTACAAGATGTTTTACCTCATGTACTTGTCTAGAAACAAGAGGTAAGGTGATTGCACTATCATCTAAAACCTCTCCACCTGCTTTTTCTACTCCAAAATTTGGATAATCTCCAGTTCTGCACATCCAAATTGTTTGCTTATTTTTTCTCGTATTCGCTACACATAATCTATCGTTCCAAAACGTAGCGCATGAAGGATACCCATGTTGGTCATTCCAAGCACCCATATACCAATCCGCCGTAGCTTCTGCGCTTCCTAACTTATCAATTACCGTTGCCGTAACCTGTGTAGGACTTGTATATTCGGTAATTTTTACAATTCCCTCATGCGTATATGGGTAAGCAGTCAAATCAACCGTAACACTTCCGCTTGATATGCTTGCATTGGCACGGATTAAGCATTTATCATCCACATCGCCACTTTCAACAGCGTTGTAATCGCTATTTGACGTGTATTGACGTAACAAATGCCAAGTAACACCTTCATCCGTACTTTGTTCTACGGATACCGTTCCTGCCCAAGTGCCGTGAGTAATTACCTTCCATGTAACCCCCACAGGAATACTACCGCCGATTCCGCTATTTGATTTAACTGCTTTTGACGGTATGTAATGAGATATTTTCATTAGCGAACCAACAAATTTATTATTAAACGATTCTTTGCTAGCATTTAGTGTAATCGTTCCACTTTGTGCAGAAGGAGTTATTTTGTTATCTTCATCAAGGTTGATTGTTTCAAATGGTCCATTAGTAAAATCAAAAGTATCAATACGCCAATCGGTTTCTGAATATCTAGAAATTGTTTGTATCGGCTTATCTCCACTGCAAACATACATAACATCAGCCGATTGTGTAAATTTAAGTTTAGACAATAAACTTTCTTCCCAAGGGGTTTCAACTTCAACGCCTGTGTAAGCTCTATCTTTCCAAACTCTCATGTAAAGATGCCCAAGTTCTAAGATGTATTCTTGATCAAAGCTAAAACTAAATTTAACGATAATACATTTCTTATCGTCATATTTAGCTTTGCCTAAAAAAATAGTGCCAGGGCGTTTGTACAAACCACCATAAGCACGAAGAATGACATTATTTGCAGTAAGTAAAGCAGATTTATACTTTTCCAAATCTATACGTGCGGCAACAGCAGGGGAAATCTCTCCTGTAGTAAATGCCGCCTGTATTGCATGAAATACACCCATGACTATGACCTCGCTTTCAAATATCTGTTTGTTGTCTCTTTATCAACGTTTCGTTCACGTGCTGCATTAGTTTTGACCTTGCGGACCATCATTTCGTAAAATTGCCACGAGTTATTTCTCATGTTCGCATCGCCAGTAAGCGGTATTGCAATTTCAGCAGCTAATCGCCAAGCAAGCGCATCGCAAAACTGCGCTGAATATATACCGCTGTCCCGGATATCAATGATGTATTCAACCATTGCCGAATCCACGTCACACGCCACAGCTTGGTTGCTACCAGACATATTGAATATATCCCACTCGTCAGCTTCATCGATTTTATGAACTAACGATTCACCGTAACTGTTATATATCCGCAAAATCTGCAGACAATTACTCGGATACGCATATACATATTGCCAGCCGAAATGCTTAGAGTCCACTTGCGCCATTTGCTCGATTCGTTTAGCAAATCCCCAATCATAGTCCTTTAGCAATGATTGCCGGCACATATCATAGAACATTTTACATTGACGACTTTCTTCGTTATTGTCATCTAGGCTAATAATTCTACCTCTACCTATGCGAGATAGGGCCATATTGCAAATTTCAATTATAGTCATTTATCTAAACACTCCTTTTGTAGTGTTGTATTCAAAGTTAAAAAGAGGGCAATTACGCCCTCTTTTATTCTTGTTCAGTTAAAATTTTAATTATATCTGCCTTTTTAGCATCAGCAGGGACATCAATACCATTTTGCGCAGCAATTAATTTTAATTCTGCAACCGTTTTTCTATTTAAATCAGTAACTTGACCTGTAATCTGTGACATAAACTGATCGCCAGAAGTACCAGAAACAGCATTAGGCTTTAATACATCAATCGGCTCAAAATGCGCTTCTAATTCTGGTTTTTGAAGTAGTTCTTCCTCTTGAATATCATCAGTAATTTGGCCTTCTTCCCAATACCTTCCCATAAAACCAACACTTGCGTGAATTGCTCTATATCTCAACTTAATTCCTCCTTATTGAAGCGTAGAATCAACTAACAATACCGCTGTAATTTTGCCGGCTGTAAGAGCAGCAGTAGGTACGACTTTTACTCTTAGATAACCTAAAATTCCTTGTGGAATACGCGATTGTAGAATTTTCCCTACGTTTGTTGAAGTTGTAGCAGTTACACTAAGTAAATCAACAGGTGTTGTAAATGCTTCGTCGCTAGCGGTTTGCAATGTTACCGCAGCATTCCCACCAGTAAGTTTAGTCTGCAACGATACATCTAGCCATTGCTCTAATACGGCATTGCCTTTACCTACGGCAATTACGTCAGAAATAACTCCAGATGTCGTTGTCCCATTTAAATCTTTTTTATAGAAAAACGTATTTTCTGCATCTCTAATCATTATTTAATTCCTCCCAAAATAAAGAAAGCACTATCAAGAAATAGCGCTTTCAGTTTCTAAAATTGCATCGCATTTACGAATTGGGTAACCAGCAAAATAAAGTTCTGGACATTTACCTGCTAATTCTTGTCGTGTTACGTGAACATTGTTCTTGTCAATTAAATATGTTTCAAAGAAAGAATACATATTATCAGATACATACCAAGCAGGAGTTACACGAGCATCAAGATTTTGAATACGATTTTTAGCTAAGATAGCTTTTTCAACGATTGCACGTTTTTGATCACTTGTTAAAGTAAACAATGTAGATACATCAATGTTGGCTAAACGTGATACAAAACGATGATTACGAACTGCAAGTCCAGGATTCCATTCAAATTTAGTTAAATATGCATAGTATTCTAATCCATCTGCATCAGTAACTAATTGCTCGCCTTTTTGTTCTACTGATAACCCTGCTTGGCTACCTTTAGGGAAAATGCCGTGAACAGAGTTGTCGCCCCAACATACAAACCACATGCTGGTATTTGTTGCACCTGTACCGCCAGCCGAAATAATTTGATAACCAGCATCGCCTTTGTTTGAACTTAATTTGTTATAGCGAACGTTAAAACCATTAAACTGGTCTGGGTTTGTATTACTATCGCCATACATTAAATCACCAGCTAATTTCTGGTTAAATGATTCAACAAAAGATAAGTCCTCACTCGCACGAAAAGCCTGTGCATCATTCATCATTTTAAGCAATTTTGTATCAACCTTGCTATGCGCTTCATAAATCGTACAAGTATCAGTAACTTGCTTTGTTTTTGATTTACTGTTTTGAACCCCTCGATTCAGTGCACGAGTATAAATAGTTGGTAATTCTGTACGTTGCGTAGTCATGTTACCAGTAGGCAAGTTTCCCTCTGCCCATTTCATGTCTTTTAAAATTGGGTTAGTCTGATTCATAGTTTCAATTACAGTATCAGTCAACCCTTGTGGATTTAAACGCTTTCTCCAATCTTCAAGAGTAAGCGAATATTGTCCTAGTGTTGCCATAAAGTTTCATCTCCTTATAAATTCATATCTGTATATAGTTTCGCGGTACCAGCCGCGCCACCGCCTAAATCACGATTAGCAGGATCTTCTTGCACTAATTTACCTAGTGCCTCCATCAAACGAATACCTTCAACGGTATTTCCAAAACCAGTTTTGTCAAAAGCCTCACGAATACCCGGTATTTGTTTTTCGATAAACTCAACACCAACCGCTGCAGTTTGAACTGTAGAATTAAAAGAAGTGCCTAACTCTTGCTTGGCTGTTTCTGCCCAAGAATTACGTTCTTGTGAAATTTCATTGTTCACCGCTTCAACTGCCTTGCCAACCAATTCAAAATGCATACCAGCCATTTTATTGGCCATATCATTTGATAGTCCAGCTTCCTTAGCAACGCCAGTAAATTGTTCCATAAGCGATTGGTCTAATTCTGTACCTTCTGGCAACTGCAATTCATACGCTTCTGGAACTTGTGTTGCAGGTGGTGTTTCTTGCGGATTGCCACCACCAAGAATACTTCCTTCTGTAGGTGGTTGATTGTCTGGTGGGGTATCTTGTGGTGGCGTAGCATCTTGTGGTGGCGTAGCATCTGCTGGTAGTTCATCAGCAAATAACTGCATATCAAAACTTAATAAGTTTGTCATTTCCCCCTACCTCCTTTTGGCTTACTTCCACCACGTGTACATTTATTTTGCATTATTTTCTTTCTCCTTTTCGCGAATTTTTTTAAGCATGCGTTCCGCTTCGTTTACATGCTCAATCTCAGCAAGTTGTTTTAATTTAAGTCCTTCTAAACCTAAATCCTCAACTTGTTTCAATAAAATCAAACCTATACGGCGCATACCTTCATTACGAAAGGTATCGTTATCACCTGTATAAGTATCTTGATACACCTTACAAGTGCGAAGTAGACGTAAAAAAAACCACCGAAAATCTTCGCTGGCTAACAATCTTTTTAATACATCTCTATCTTTTGTTGCTTTGGCAATCTCAAAGAACTCCGCTCTTCTTGCCGTACTTTTATCAGAATTAGCAATCACTACAACTCACCTCCTGCACCAGGCATACCCAGTAGTTCAGCCATTGCAGGATTACCATTGTTTGCGGCATCTGTCATGCTCTGTACAGCTTGCGCCATAGGTGCAGCGCCTTGCATTGTCATTGCTGCCATTTTCTCTTGTTGCTCTTGCTGTTGTTTTTGCGCAATCATCTGTTGAACTACATCATCCGGACGAAGCATTGATGCACTAGCGCCAAGCGCTTCAAAATACCTGTCAATGACTTCGTTTTCATCGAGTTTCATAAGAACATTCGGATACATTCCTGCCATCTGCCCAACAAAAGCAACTGCCTGCTCAATCGTAGTAAGTCCACTCATACGTTGCGCCTGTGCTAATGGTGATATGTACTCAATTTTGATTTCATGTGATATCTCTGCATATTCTTGCGGTAACTCTGGCAATAAGCCTGCACGTTCCAAGATCCCATACACTCGTTCGAGTATTGGCGATAAGAACTCATATTGCAATCGTTCTGTAACGGGTCCTAATTGTTGCAACTTCTCCTGCGACCGCTCAATTACTTCGCGCGCTGTCATTTGCCCTTTGTCTAACTGGTCAAGCATCATAAATAAATCAGCACTATAATGACGTTTTATTTTATCTCGAACATCAACTATGAGTTCACGACAAGAGCCTAAATCTAAATTAACTTGATAGAGTGGTTCTACCTTTTGCGAAGTGTCATCTGAAATGGTAATACCATCAGGCATTGTATTAATTCCACCGTTTGCTGTAGCTGAACTTGCTACTACTGGTGGATGTACTTGCAAATTCACAGCATCGAGCAAATCGAGGTAAAGCATTTGAAGCATCTTTGCATCGCCTTCACAGAACCATCCAGGCCCTTTTGCGTAAGCATCTAAATCATTCACTTGCCAGCGTGCGATTGGTACGGGCCACTCTTCAAAACCACCAATATAAAGCCATTCGTCTTTTTCGCTACCTTCCAACCAATAAATCGACGTAAATGGCATATTAAATCTTGAATTTGATTGATTATCCTTATTCTCATTTGTTTCAACTAACCAGCAAACTTTATACGATTGTTCATACCGATTATTATCGTACGCCTGCTGAATTGTACGAGGGCAATTATCGTAACCAAATTGTTTCACTATTTGCAACGCTGACATTTTCCATCTACGCGCAAACACATTCACTAATCCATCTGGACCAACATCAAGAGCATAACTGCCGATTGTGTAAGGCCTACAATGAATACCCGTCTTTGCGTTTGGCAGTATCGCCATGATACCTTGCCCAAACGGTAAGTCTAAATACACGCTATGGGCGGCATTATAGAAATTACTTTTACTAAGCGTTGCATAAATAATGTCTTGTACTTCATCAAGCCAGCGCTTAATCTGTACATCATCTTTTAAGTTAGGATCAGCAATAGCTAACTTAAACCATGGCCTAGATGGCGGTGTTAATCCGCTCATAATTCCACTAGCAAGAATTTGACACGCTTCTAAAGGTGTTCCATCAATCATTACATCGTCGCGTCGTCTAGCTGGGTTGCTATCATCGCCTGTATCATCAAATTGACCTGTCCACGGATTCTGGTAGTCACGAATCTCTTTCCATCGCGTTTCCCATTTCTTACGTTTCTGGAACAAGTCATTAAACTTGCGTTCAATCTTTGTTTTATCTAGCTTGATTGCTTTGGGTTCAATTTTGTTTTGCGTTGGCAATCTAGCTAATACTGTAGAACTATCCATTTGAACACTCCTAACCTAATGTTTTCTTCAAGCTATCAGTAGCTTGATTTATTGCACCGAGAATACTGTTTTGACCACTCAATACTGTACTTGCCATACCTTTTTTCTTACGAGTAGCATTAACGGCTTGTCTATCGCCACTTGCAGTATCGGCATTGGCATTACTTACAGTTGTAGGCGTGGGCGGTGCTGCCTGTACTGTTGTTGTTGTTACTTTTGGTTTGCTACACATCGTTATCACCTCCTTGCAAAACGATTATAGTTACTGTTGGTGGTTAGCGATTTACCCGCTGAATGTTTTTTTACGACTGGAAACGCAAACGTTAAAGCTAATGCATCCGCTCTATTCGGGCTCGGTAATCCAAGAGCTTTCATATCTTTTTTGCTCATTAACTGAATCACACCGTCAACTCGTGGCACTGTTTCCGGGGATATTAAATCATTATATAGAACATTATCTTGCGGTATTGCACCGCCTTCTTTTAGCCACTCTTTCATTAGATACCACATTTCAGCACGTTTATTTAAACATCCTGTTGTGGCTGACTCACTACCAAACCAGACTAAACGCCAATTGCGCCCCATAGTGCGTCCAACACTAACGATGCCGGTACCATAACCGCCATCAATGAATACTGCATCAGCCTTTTCGCTATCCTCATATTGAGCTAGTATGTTCGCAATTAGTACATCATTGTCATTTTTTGGCATGGTACGTAAAACCCAAGATTGCAATCCTTGACGTTTTACAAGTGCAATTTCATCATCGCCCTCCCAAGCAGGATCTAACGCCAAAATAACCGGAGCAAAATTATATTGTTCTGGTCGTAAAAACTTGCCATATGCAGCATCAACGGTGCTAATTGAAATAAATTGTTTTGCACTAGCCGATGGAAACATTCCGCGTACTCGAACTTTTACAAAGTCAGAATCTTCTCCGTATGTGTCTACCCATTGTTGAAGCTGTTTCTTATTACCGATTTTAGCTGTACGGCTATCTATTTGTTTACATTTCCAAAGGTTTCTATAGCGAAAGAAACAATCATGAAATCTTCCTGTATTTCGAGTTGGATTACCAAACGAACACCAAATAATTTCTGTATTACTATCCGTTAAAGCTCCCTCTGTTACTTCCCATATTTTATCTGATATCGCTGACGCTTCATCAAATATAACAAGGATACGTTTCCCTTGATTATGCAACCCTGCAAATGCTTCTGGATTGCTGTCACTCCAAGGGATAGCGTCTATTCGCCAAGTCTTTTGGTGTTCTGTGTCGGCACTAAATAAAGAAGTAGCTGTGTAAATAAAAAGGTCCCGACCAATAAATAGTCGGTACCATTTTGCAAGCTCTGCCCATGTTTTTGATTTAAGTTGTGTATCTGTATTAGCTGTAATTACACCGCGAGTATCTTCAAATGTTGATATTGACCATAATATTAACCATGCAACTAATGCTGATTTTCCTATACCATGTCCACTAGCAACGGCTTCTCGTATTACATCATCTATCTTTTTTAATCCGTCGCGTATTTCAGTTAATACTTGAATTTGCCAATCATCCGGACCTGTTTGCGTTTTAAGCTCACCTTCACCCCATGGAAATGCAGCGTAAATAAAACCTACAGGATCATGCGTAAACTCTGCAAGAAATTCAATTAAATCTCTTTGTTCCTCGGCATTAAGCGTATTATTTTTTGCCATTCTTTACACGCTCCCTTGCCTTTTTCATCATTTCTGCAAAACCAAGTGTTCCGCTAACTTCCAATTCTTGCTTGTCACGCCATTCAGCAGGCTTGCGATTCTTCAACCAAAATATTTGGGCGGTTGTATCTGGCGCTACTTGCTTTGTAACTCGCTTAGTTTCAATCATCGTTTCTTCACCTGTAACTGGATCTTTAAAGCGTTCCGATGTAGTTTCTTCATACTCATAACCTAATGCACGTTTAAGCAACGCATTTTCAACTTGGCGATCAACTACTTCTTTACCACGTTTTAAGGTGTTACAAATGTTACTATACTTCTTCATCCATTCATATAATGTTTTTCTTGAAATTCCTATGTTGGTCGCTATCTGTTCATCTGTTAATCCATCACGCGCCCAACCTTCTATTTTGATTAGTCCTTCATCTGTTAGCCATTCTTCATATTTGCCTTTAGCCATTTACATCACCACCAACTCCCTATTTTTACGCATGAAAAAAGCACCCCGTAGGATGCTTAAATCTTTATTTATTCCACTCTTTTATTTTCAAATTAGAGTAAATGTTATTTGTATCTAACTCTTTTAAAATATCACTTAATCTTTCTCTAACTATTTCTATTGTTAATTTATTTGCATCGCTAGACATTGTAACACTATACGGTATTTCTATTAATAGTTTATTTCCAATACGCTCCTGTTGTCTTGGGTCAGCGAATTGCGTTATTTCTATACCAATTCCTCCAAGATGATCAAGTACATATTGATAAAAATCTGTAGCTGGATAAAATCCTAACCCTTCCTGTTCAAACGTTATCATGAAATTAAGTTTTTCCATTGCAAAACATCTCCTTTTGTTAAAATACTTATTATTTCAACAAAAGGGAACATATTCCTGCTTATGCTAACCTATTTCGCATTTCTTCTACCTTCATATTAGCTATCTTTCGTAGTGCTACAAATTGCGCTTCGTATCCATCGTATTCAGCCATAGCTACCGTATATATAGCACTAACTGCGTCTAGTTCGTCTTGTGCTTTTATTACATCTTCATCATTTTCAGCTAACGCTTTAATCAGTGAAGAATTCTTTGCATTGCTATACTTAACTGTCGCTTTCGCTGTGGTACGTTTTAATGCAGTTGTTTTGTATGCTACATTTGTTTTATACTCACTTATTAATTTGCCTAGCCTTGCTTTATTGTTGGCACATATAATAAGTGATTGGTTTAATTCTTGCATCGTTGGATCATTTGGTATTTGAAATTCATTACTCATATGTTATACCCCATCTTTCGTCTTACACGCTTCCGGCATTCTTCTGCTGATATCCTTTCACGCTTGGCTACAATCCCGAATAAATCTTCTTCTAATATTTTTCCCATATGTACTTTGCCATGACAGCCCATCTGTAGCGCTGCTGGGCCACATAACTTAATTAAGTTTTCTCGTATATCTGGACCACCTGCACCTTTATCTACTACGTGTGCTACTTCCAACGCTGCATAATCACCCAGTGCACCACAATTTTCACAGCAATCATGTTCCTTACTAAATTCTCTTATTAGCTTTTTATCTCTTACATTTGCCTTTGGAAACATCATATTACCACCATTTCCCAGTAAATAACATTATTTTAACACCCTTGTCACTCTGCTACCTTTTCGTGGTGCAGGCTTCGTTGGTGGATGTACTATTGCCGTATGATTTTCCTGTGGTTTCTCTTTCTTCTCTCCCATGTTGTTTTTCCTCCGCACATAAAAAATAGCCACCTACTAATGTAAGTGGCTTGTCTTTTTCTTGATAATACTATTTTAGCACGGAAAAACGGTAATTTAGTACATGTTTATTTAAATTTCATCAAGATTAATTAATTCATCTGAAAATCCTAATTTTTTAATTGACTTATTGTAGCCTTTTATGATTTCGTCAACTAACTCTTTTTCAATTTTCAATTTCTCTTTTTTTATATTGCTATGTCTAACTCCTATAGGAGATTCCCTTAGTCGTTCTTCTTCCTCTTGAATTTCTTCCTTAGTGCTTAATATACTGAGCTTAATTGATTCATAGTGTTTATATTCAGTTGAACTATAGAATTCCTCATCTAAATCTATAAACAATTTATATTTGTTAATAATTACAGCCAATTTAGGTTCCGCTAAGCTTTTATCGATATTATTAATTGTATCTTTTATATTATTTAAACTTATAATCCCATCATTTTTTTCAGTTACAACAGTAGGAATCCCATCCGTACCAAAGCTGCTCTTATATTTAGTATTTTTAATATAAAATATAGGAACCTTATCTTTAGTCATGCTTTTGTAAAATAATCCTCGGTAAGTTTCTTGTCTAATTATAACATCTAATAATGGAACATATACTTCTCTTAATCTCTTTTCATACCAAATCCTATTTTTTTCATCAATCCATTTCCACCAAACAAATAATCCTGCAAAAATTGTACCTAGGCATCCTAAGAACTTCACAATTAAATCTAAATCATTATAATTAAATACATTTTGCACAAATTTTTGAACGATGAAATATCCTGAAATACCAATTAAAATACCAATTAAATATGGACAAATATTTTTCTTCAAATTATCACCCTATTTCATAATAGTAAAAATATCTAAATTTTACAATATAAATTAAAGTTAAATTTTATTTGCCACAAATACCGTCTGATTTACAATATCCTTCCACCATGATTTTATTGTATTTTCTGCCACCCACACTTCAGGTATAATAAACCTCTTTTCCATTTCTTCCGCATATCTACGTTGCACAAACAATACCCACCCCTTGCGCCCTCTGCCAATCGTATATATATTCTGTCGTTCTGCTTCACGTCTCACACGTATAAATATATTCTTTCTCTCACCTAGTCCACGCTGTACAATCTCAACTGCTTTAAGCCACTTATACCCATCATATGTAGAATCAAACTGCATCCCCTTTAACGCAATCTGCTCCGTTGGATTTCCTGTCATGTTTCCCTTGCCACCGCCAACATTATCGTCCTGTTCTGGCTTGTATGTCATGTATTCCTCTTTTGCTTCACGATATCTTTGCAGCTCTACCTCATAATTCAATAAATAATATTCTGCCAATTTCTTGTCCGCCGCAATACTCTCCGTAATGTCCATCGCCTCATCCACACTTGCCAACATCATCCCATCACCCCACACGCACGAATAGGACGGTCTATGCCGTCCTTTTTCTATATCTCTATAAAGTTTATATCTGGATATCTAAACAATAACATCTTCTTTTTCAGTTTATATTCCTTTGTTCTATACCCTTTTGTATCAACTATCTGAATTTTCCCATCGGGATATGTAACTTTAAAATCTGCTACATATTTTATTTCACGCACCTTTTCCCCACTTTTTGTTCGATACCCTTCTTGTAATACAAAAGCAGGCTGTAATTCAATTTTGGCGATTATGCCAGCTTTCTTTTTCATGACAAGCTCTGCGTAATATGTAGCTTCTTTCATGCTATCAAAAGTAATACCATTCACTATTGTTTTTTCATTTTTATATTTAGATTGACGACTAGGTGATACTATCCCCATCGACGTCGCTTCTTTTACTGATAATCGCATCTACCTCACCCCACATCAAAATGGTATTAATTCATCGTCTACCTCACTACCAAACGATTCAGCACCAGCTGGCATACTAGATTGTCCGCTTGGCTTGCTACCCAAAAACTCTATATTTTGTGCAACAACTTCTGTCACATATCTCTTTTGACCGTTTTTATCTTCATAGTTACGGATTTGCATACGTCCTTCTACTAGAATTTGACTACCTTTCATAAGATTATTACCAATTATCTCCGCCAGCTTTTCCCATGCAATCACTGGTACAAATGTTGCCTTTTCGCTTCCTCTTTCATTTGTCGCTAGTGTGAAGTTTGCAACTGCCTTTCCTGTTTGTGTGTATTTTATTTCTGGATCACGTGCTAATCTACCAATTCCTATCCATCTATTCATTTATACCGCCCCTTTTTATTTATTCGCTACATACCAATACGTGAAACAAGCTAGTACAGCCTGTTCCACGTATGAAAGTATTTCTAACCATTCAAGCAAATTTCTTCATCCTTTTTTCTTTTGAGTAAATCGTTCATTTCTGGTTTATTTTCCACCGTCCAAATCAAACAAACAATATTCCACATAAACGCTCTGTCGTGTCTTTCGTCTGTGTCATCGCGCAAAAACTTCAAATAGTGCCTTACCGCCGAATCTATATATCTGCTATACGGAATACCTTTTTGCCAATTATACTCACCATATTTTATTGCACCTTCTTCAAAATGAATTGATAATTCAAGAAGTGCATCTTCTTCTTTTGTAAACCAACTTTCAATGAATTCTTCTAAAGCTATATATAGATTTTCTTTTTCTAATGTCCTTTGAAATTCAGCCAACAATTCTAAAGTTTTTCTCCGTGTAATTGCATTAACAATGCCAAGCGGTAATAAATCACAACGCCCTTTCCCTTCTTGTATATCCCTTACCGCCCCTGTAGTGAATTCTGTTCTGTTTCCGCTATCGCTTATCATCGCTAACCCTCCTTTCTATACCTTTTGGCTTACTATCGCAATATAGCAATCTATACCCCTACTATATGATGCCATACTACCTTCACGAATTTCAGGGGTTACTGTGAACCCATCGAGTTTCCAACCTGCTTTTATGTATTCTCCTAATTCTTTTTCAAATTCACTTTTGTTTCTACTCTGAATAACATATACCGCTTTAGGTTCTTGAGTTTGTTGATATATTGGTTGAATTTCGTTTGCTGTGGTTTTATACGAACATCCACATATAAATAAAGTTATAAAAGTAAATATGATTAATTTAATCCTCATTGCTACCCCTCCTATTCCATGCTTCTATTGCTTGCTGTTCATCGTTACCATTCTTTCCTCTACTAGCACACTCGGCACAAACTATATAATAAGTCCCTTTTCCACCATGATAACAAGCCTCGTCATTGAAAAATACTTTTCCCTCACCACCGCAAAACGGACACGGCTTTAATTCAATCATTGCTTTTTCTCCTTTATTTTCTTTGCCATCTTCTCAATTGTTTCAGCCGTTAATATACTTAATTTCATCCAATCGCCTTCAAGTTCGTAGTGAATAGCTCTTGATGTTGTTTTTCTCGGTATTTCACCTAATGCAGTAAACAATCTTTTGAATGATGATTGCTCAAATTCTTTTATGGGTGAAAATTTAAACCTTGTCCATGTTTTGCCGTCTTTTTCTCGTATGCTTATTTCATATTTCATTGCTTTTCCTCCCATACCCCACAGGAAAAATTTTCATCAGTAAATTCTAAACACACATCACAATCTGGATTGCAACATACACCAGTCCATTGTTCATACCATTTGCAGTTACTACACTCCATTTATTTCACTTCCCGATAACAATATTCGTCATACTTTATATCGTTTGGATTGCTTTTGTATCGTTTAACGCAATCTTCTTTTTCATCACATACAACGCAACAAATTTGATATCCTTTTGGACAATCTGATATTTGACAACCTTTACAAATTTTCATTTACGCCGCCCCCATTAATCTGCTTTATAAAATATATCCGCTTTATATCCTTGCTTCGTCATGAATTTTTCCATTGCTGTTACTGCTCTTGTTTGGGCGTTACCTTGTCCACCATAACCGCACGATATGAAATAACATGCCCCAAACCAATCTGTCTTTTTTCTACAGTAACAACCTGCTTCTTTTATAGCTTCTAATACTTTACTTTCTCGCACTCTTGGTAGTCGTAATACAAAACTATCTAAATTTGCTGTTCCTCCATCTTCACCTT